GTGGAGCTGCTTACCCTGCTTACCCTACAAGGGCCGCTGCGATCCGGGATCTAGGATTTCGGGAGGGGATGCCCCGGCCCGCCGCTGGAGGGAACGGCTAGCCGGGGCGGTGCAAGGCGGGGGCTCTCACAAGTCGAGACTAGCAGACCCGGCCCGATCGTCAAGCCCCTTGTTCGGGCCACCGGTAAATGGTTCGCCCGGTTGTCACGTTCACGCAATGGACGGTCGCCGCGATTTTCGGATCGTTCCCGTCTTTCGCAAAAGCGAGCGCGCGTTCTTCGCTGAAAAAGCGCGAGGTCGTCGGGAGGAACTCGAACCCTTCGCGCCAAGCCGTGATAACCTCGAACGCATCCGGGGCGACGAACTGAACGCTCTCGCGGATATGGCGATGACGGATGCGGAGTTTTTCGTAACCGCCCGGCTTGCCGATCATAAACGCGAGTTCGTCATAGATGGATTTCGCCTTGTCCAGTTCTTCGGGATGCGAGACGACAACCCAACCCATGTTGGCCGTGTATCCCTCAACCTCGAACCGGTCGCGATTGTAAACCTGCGCTCTCATTTCTGAACCGCCTCCCTGCTTTCATTCCAGCTTCGCGTGATAGCCCCTTCCGGGGAATAGAGAACCATAGCGACGACGCGGCCCCGCATCCGGTTGTAATGGCTTTCAGCAGTCGCCCGGTTCCAGTATCCCTTTTCCGCCGATCGCGTCGAACCGTCCGTAAGACGGTAGAGCGTTGCGACAGTCCACTTTCCCCGGATCGACATTTGAGCGCCTCTTTCTTGACCCCCTCACTATGCCCGAAAAATCCTAACAAAGCAATAACCGGACAAAGAAAAACGGCCCCCGTTTCCGAGGGCCGTTTCCGTAATCGCCGAAACTGGGCGGTTACTTTTTCGCCGGGGCGGGTAGGGCCTTCGCGGCGGTCGCTTGCTCGCGGATGGCGGCGAGCGGATCGACGGTCCCGGCGGGCTTGACGAGGAACTCCGCGTCATAGGTATAGCCCGCCTTGTTGTTGTCGGGCTTGGCGAAGATATCGACGGCGAACGGGACGCCGCCGTTGTCGCCCTTCGGCAGACCGTCAACGGCGCTTTCGATGACTTCCTGAATGCCGCCGGGCAGATACAGGACCGACGACTGGGCGACCGCGCCGGTTTCGATGTTGACGCCCTCGAACGTGCCGACGATCGCGACGATCGGCTCACCCGCTTGGTCGGTCTTGAACTTGGTCGAGGTCGCCAGACCGGTGATGCGCGCCAGATGGACGCGCTGCTTTTCGGCCTTGGCGCGGGCCGGGACCGTGCCGAGGGTGGCGACGCTGATCTTCGGCAGGAAGGTCGGCGCGGCGACGGCGGCGGCTTCGGCGGTGTTTTCGGCTTGATCGGCCATGATGTTCTGTCTTTCGTTCTGTGAGTGAAAACCCCTTGCGATGGGGCAAAACTGTTAGACCATATTCCGGCGCGTCATGCAAGCGTTGAAGCAAAGAAAAAAGCGCAGCACCGAGGCGCTACGCTTTTCTTTTCTGCGATGCTCTTTTCTGCGATCAACCCGCGCCGATCGCAGCTTTCAGGATCGTTCCCGCCTCGCCGGAAATCAGACCGCCCGCGACGCCCGCGCCGATCAAGAGCGAGCCCCAAATGTTGAGGCGGTCTTTCAGCTTGCCGGTTTCGGCGGTCACGCTGGCGATGATGCCGGTTCGCGGATCATTCATCGCGGTAACGAGTTGCCGGATTTCGTGAACGTCATCTTCGCATTGTTGAACGCGCATGGCGAGAACCTCCAGAGATTGCCGCCCCTGAATAGAACGCGCGGGGCGTCTGGCGGTTGCGGGATTTGCGGGCATAGGGCTTTCCTTCAAAGCTTTACAGTATGGAACAAAGGCGAGGGGAGCCCCGGCGGAACCGCCCCGATCCTGACAAGCGTATCAGAACCGGGGCGGGGAGGCGACCGTTAATCCCCGGTCGTTTCGGCGGCGGTCGGAAGGCGCGTCGCCTTTTTGACCGCCGGTTTCCTGACGCGCGCCGGGCGCGGGGCGACGGCTTGGCGCGTGACGGTTTCGGCCCGCCCGCCGATCATATCGGGCAGGATTTCGGGCAGGATTTCGCGCAGCACGTCGCGGATATCGTCGCGCGAAATGTTGCCGTCCAGCAGACCCGGAAGGCTGCTTTCGATGCGGTCGGCGGCTTCGGCGAGCCCGTCGATCGTTTCCTGCAAGCGGCGCTTGTCGGCGGGGTCGATCGGCAGGAACTGAAAGAGGCCGGTAAACAGACCGGCGACGGAACGGATTTCGCCCGCGTAACGCGAGACGAACTTGCCGAACTGGGAAAGCTTGGACATATGCGAGGGCCTTTCGTTTCGGAACTACAAAAGAACGTCGTCGCTCGCCGTTCCGAACGGGCGAGAATGACGCTGGATTTCGACCGGGCGCAAGCCGTGGACCGAAAAGCGGGGGTTGCCGGTGAAGCCGTCGCCCGGCCCGCCGTTGATTTGCGGGCCGTCATCGGGGTTCGGTTTCGAGACGGCGGGAACGCCGGGGCCGGGGTTGATTTGCGGCCCGGTTTCGGAGTTGGGTTTGACCGTCGCCGGGGTTCCGGGGCGGACATAATCGCGACCGAAAATCCGGCGGAAGAAAGTTTGCAGCGGCGTCATGCGAGGGCCTCTTTCATAACCTGGACCGGCTTGCCGCTCGAAAGTAGAGCGATGCCACCGGCAATGAATATCAGAGCAATGAGGATCGCGACGACGCGACCGACCCAAGGCTCTATGGCGGCGAGAACGCCAGCGGTTGCAGCGGAGCCCGCCGCGCCCGCCATATCGCCAGCGGCCCCGGCGGCGTCGCCAAGGTCCGCGCCGTCACGCCCGAACAACCGATCAACGGCGGTGTCCAAATCCCATTGGAAAATGGTGTCACCGATGCCGTAATCAAAAGACGGGTTCCAGCCGAAAAGGCCGGGATCAGTCGGCGCGGTCGGCACGGATGACCCCCTGACAATGGGGGCAGGGAAACGTGGCCCCACGCGAACCCGCGCCGGAAATGGCCGTCACCGCGTCGCCCGTCTTACGCTGGAGCCACGCGAGGAAATCCGCCACCGTTCCGCCGGGGCGAAGGATGGTCGGATTTGCCCGGCGTTGCGCCGCCGTCGTCACCCGTTCGATCGGGGTATCCGGCGACGCCGCGAGCAAGCGAGCCGCCGCGCCCGCGCCGAGAAAATGCGCGGCGTAGAGGGTCGCCTTATTCAGCAGGACGCCCGCGCGCTCCAGAACGGAAGCGTTCTGCACCGTCAGCCGTTCGACCATGCGTTGTTGTTCTTCGCGCGAGGGACGCAGACCGCCGAACGCGACGCCCGATTGCGAGCCCCAACGCCCGCCGAGACTTTCCCAAGTCGAACGGACGAACTGATAGAGGCCGGAAGCGGTCGAGGTCGGCGCGCGGGCGTAAAGCTGGTTATTGCTTTCGATCCGCGCGAGCATCGAATAGTAATCGGAGGGAACGGGCATTGCGATTTCCTAGCGTCCGAAGGTTCCGCCGACGCCCTGCGATAGAGCATAGCCGAGCGAGTTATTCCAGTATTGATCCGCCCATGCGGGACGGCTGGCGAGAATGCTTGCCAGATAGTCGGCTTGCAGTCCCATCATTCCGTCAACGAAATATTGCATCGCGGCGTCGATGTATTCCGAACCGTGACCTTCGCACCCGCAAGTCGAACCGGGCGTTCCCGGCGAGGTCGGCGGATGGTTGATCGTGATATAGAGGTCGGGATATTCGGCGTCGCCCGGCGTCGGCACGTTGATGATCGTATCGCCGAAAATGAGATCGCCCAAAGCGCCCCGGATTTTCGGCCATAGCAGCAACAGGATAATAACGAGGGCGGTAAGAACCGCCGCCGTTACTTTCCAGTTGCGCCGCGCTTTGTCTAGCGTCATGCCGCGAGCGCCTCATAGTTGACGACTCTGTAACCGTTCCAGTTCTGGACGGCTCCAGTGTGCGCGACTTCATGGGCCATGACGCCGACGTGGCGTTCACGCGATCCGACGTAGTTGTATTCGTAGAGCGCGAAACCGTCGGGAGAGAAACCGACCGAACGGATATTCTCTTTCAGGCGCATATCCGAGAACAGGCCGAGGACGCCGCCGATAACGGAACCCAACAGATTGTTGTTCGACTGACGCCGCGCGGTTCCCGCCTGAATGTTGGCGAGGCCGAGCGTCGTATCCGACTGGAAGCGCGCGAGCGTTGCTTGCAGTTCGGCGTTCGTGCCGACCGTAAACATTGCGGTTTCCGCCTGAATACCGGCGAGGCCCAGTTGCATTTGCGATTGCGTCATCGCCAACGCTTGCTGGTTCTGATAACCCGCGAGCGTCATATCGCGTTGGGCCGCGATGTTGAGTTCTGCGATCCGGCTATCCTCGCCGACCTGATAGCGCGTCAGGTCCGCTTGCAGTTGAGCGAGCCCGCCTTGCAGTTGAGCCGACAAACCGGCGACCGCGAAATCACCGGAAAGCTGACGATCGAGCGCCGAAAGCTGGAAGTTGTAAGACGCGGTTTGCGCCCCGGCTTGCAGTTGGGCGATCTGGACTTGCGCGGCGGCTTGCGCTTGGGCGTCAGAAATCCCGCCCCCGGAACTGGAGCCGCCAGCCGACGCGCCACCGCCCCCGGCCCGCATCAACAGGAACAGGATCAGCGCGCCGCCGATGATGACCGCGCCCGCCGTGACCGGCTTTTTCTTGATGATCGAAAAATCCAGACCGGCCATTAGCCTTCGCCTTTCTGCGCTTTCGCCTCAAAGTCTGCCAGCGCGGCGAGCGCCATTTGACCCTGAATGCCAGAGATAGAGCCGTTCCCGGTCAAGCCGACCGGGGTAACGCCTTGCGTGTGGACGACTTGCGGCGCGGTCGAAAACAGTTGCGACCAAACCGAACGCCGCGCCGGGATCGGCTGATAGAGCGGGTCCGTTTGCGGCTTGTCGAAACCGAACCCTTCAACGCCGATGCCGAACGGACGCGAGCCGACGTTCTGCGTGTTATAGGAATACATGGCGCGCGTTCCTTTCGTCTAAGCGGCCCAGTGTTGAAGGGCTCGCTTAGATGATGTTGCCGCCGCCGAAGCCGCCCGAAACGGGACCGGTCGCGGCGCGGAGAATGCCGGAAAAGGCGTCGCCCGCCTCTTTGATGACGGCGGGGGTTTGCGCGTTGCGCGAAACCAGAACGGCGAGGATCGCGACGCCGACAACGGCGGTTGCGATGGTGACGACGGCGGAAACGGCCGAGTTCATGGGCTTTCAGGCTCCAGCTTTTAGGTTGACAGAACCGCTTGACGGAACTGCGAGAAGAAACCCCGGTTCGAGAGAACTAGGACAATGAGAACGAGAACGAGCATCGCCCGCGAGACGGGAGCCGCGCCGGGAATGTAACCGACCGCGCCGACCGCGCCCAAAGCGGCGAGCCAAACGAGAAACGAGTTCTGCCCGGTGAAGTCGCCTTTCAGCAGCGCGAACAAGTCATCTTGTTTGCCGCGAACCGCCGCGACAACCAGAATGACCCCGGCAAAGAGAAAAGCGAACGGCATTCTAGCGCAGTCCCAAAACAGACAGATAGGCGGGCAGTTCGCCGCGCACCGTCACAAAGACGATGAAAGCGAAAATCAGGACGCCAAAGAGGACGGTTGATTGAGACATTGCGAGATTGCCGTTCGCTTCCTTTCCCGGCGTTAGCCGAGAACCGGAACGCCTTTCAGCAGACCCGTATGGCGACCGAGCCAAAACGCGCCGACCAGAAGGGCGATGGTGAGAACAGAGACGCCAAAGATTTTCATGGCGGGCAGACCTTTCGAGATTTGGGGACGGGTTTAGTCGTCGCCCAGTTCAGTGATGTTGCCGAGAACGCGCGACCAGAGGAAGGCGACCGACACGGCGAAAACGAGGAACAGAACCCAGTTCAACCAGTCCATATCCTCGCGGAAGGGACGCGACCCCCAAGCGTTCAGCTTGGAAATCGCGCCTTCCATGTTGACCCCGGCCATTGCCGGTTAGCCGGTCGGGAGCGAGCCCGCGCCGACGATCTGGTTGATCTGCGCGAACGCTTCGGTCGAAACGACGAGTTGCGATTGCGCCGCCGCCGACGACGGGTTCAGCACCAGTTCGAGGTTGCCATACTGGTTCGTCAGCAGCGGTTTGCGCCGATGATCGAAATAGTAGGCCCCGGCGGGCAGGTCGGCCATGAACGTCTGACGCGCGAACAGCGCCGCGATCTTCGCCGAATATTTCCAGATATTCGTGAAGTTCGCCGACTGGAGCGCCCAGTAGTTGACGTCCGTGCCGACGTTGTAGGTTCCGTTCTGATCGTAGATCGCGAACGTCGAAAGGAACTCGCGGAAGTTCGAGTAGGAATAGGCGAAGTCCTGCCCGACGCTCATGCCGGAAACCGACGACGTTTTCAGGTCGTAGATCGTGTTCAGGTCGAGCGCGGGCAGGATCGGGCCGCCCTTGCCCATCGGCAGTTGGTCGATATAGACCTGATAGACCGTCACGGTCACGTCGCCGCTCCAGCCGCCGGTGTTGCCGGAATAGATGGCGTTCAGCGGATCGCCGGAAGCGATGACCGGGTTCGCGTTGATGCCGATTTGCAGGTTCATCGTCGCGTTGACGACGCCCGCATAGATCGCGCCGCGAAGGTCGTCCGCGCCGTAAGCGAGCGGGACATAGTAGATTTGCGACAGCGCGCCGGTCGCCCCGGCGGCGATCGAAGCGGGGGCCGACTGGACGGTCCAGTTGTTCCCCATGCCGTTCGGCAGGTTCGGCGAATACGCGCCGCCGAAGCCGAAGCCTTGGCGCGCGGAGTTCAGCAGACCGATATGGCGACCGGTCGTCTGGATGCGCTGGTTGTTGTTGAGGTCGGAGAACGCGAACTGCGAAATCGCGTTGAGCGAGCCGAAGCCCGTCCGCGTGGCGGCGGTCGTCATGCCGGTGTTCGCGACGGTCCCGGTCACTTCAACCAGAAAGCCTTTGATGAGGCCGACGTTCCGGGTCGGAACGTTGATCGTCGGTTGCGCGGCGGGGTCGATCGCAGCCGAATAGATTTGCTGCGTCATTTCGAGGCCGTTTTGCAGAACGGCTTGCCGCGCGAGCAGGTTCATCTGAACCATTTGTTGCGGGGAGAGGGTTTGACCTTCGGCCATTGGTTCAGGAACCTTTCTTGTTGAAGAAATCGGTCACGATGTTGAACGCGAGGATCGCGAACAGCATCATCAGACCGATGATGACCCAGTTTGCGGGGTTCCGCATCAGGGTCAAGTTGAGCGGGAAACCGGACGCCATAACTACTTGGCTTCCGATTGCTTACGCGAGAAACGGCGCGCAAGTTGGGCGATGACGACGACGCCGATCAAAAACAGCGCCCCCATCAAAACGACGGTTGCCCAGTTCGTCGGGCTCCACGTCAAAACGACTTCTGTATCCATCATGTAACCTTTACCCGTTTCATCCGTTGAATACGCGAGCGGAAAGTCGCGAGGATGGTTGCGTCTGACGGGACCGGCTTAAAGACTGACGCCCTATCCCTGCCAACATCATACCAGTGGCAATGGAAGGCGTCTAGTCTTTGGTTAAGGGGCGCGTTACATAGTCCAGAGACAGCATCCACGTCCCGCCAGTCGTTTAGACGGAACACGGCGAAGAAATCAGCTTCGGACAACGTGAACCGGTCAATCCAGAGGGGCCGCTGCATTAGTATAATCATCGGGATATGCTTAGAGCGACCTTGCGTAAGCAGGGCGCGCATCCACCGGCTGCGCCCGTTCTTACCGATCATCAAGCCTTCATCTATATAGATGCCGATATCCTCTTGCCACCAACAGGCTTGCAGGAACGCCTCTAGTTGATCTTGGTCGTCGGGCAGGGGCCGGATCACATAGAGGCCGGGCCGGGTCGGCGGCTTCGCGGAAACGTCCAGTTCAACCAGACCCGGAATGCGCGCTATCAGTTTGTCGCGCTTGAAATCGACAATCACCCAAGGGCGAACGTGAAAATCGCGCTTGCTCAAAAGCCAGACGGCAAACGTCGTTTTGCCCGAACCGGTCGAGCCGATTACCGCGCAACGTTGTGTGTCGTCAGGAAGGCGAACGCTCATTAAAAGTGTCCCGAAAAGAGAATGCCCGGAAAGGCCGTTTTAAAGCCGCTGGAGCGGTTTTGACCCCTCCCCGGTGCAACGGGTCGAAAAAGTTAGAGTTCGCAAACGTTCTCTATCTGTTTTCGACCCGTTCCGATTTTAACCAAATCCGAAATCAGAGGCGGAAAAACCGCCCGCCGTCGGAGGCCCGCCGGGTTGCTCCGCTTCGGTTCGCGGAGCCGCGACGGCTTGCGTCGGCGCTTGCTTGGGTTGCCGTTCCGAACGCCGCCGTTTCTGGATCATGTAAGCGCGAGGCCCATAGATCATTGCGGCGGTTCCGGCGAGGCCGAGCCAAGCCCGCGTTTCAGGCGAGAGGGAAACCGAGTAGAACTTTTCGACTTCCGAAATCGCTTGCGCGAGCGCGTCAGCTTCGCCCTTTTCGAGCGCGAGTTCTGGCGACTTCAAAACGAGAGCCGCCATCATATGCGCCGAAACGAGCGTAGAGGAAATGACCCCTAGATTAGCAGCCGACGTTTTCGAGGTCGAGGATTGACCGCCTCCAGCACGTCGCCCACGCTTTCGGCGATAGCTTCCGTCGGCGTTTCGCTTGTCTCGTCCTGCGTGGATTGCGGGGTCGAACTCGTCGCCTCCGTTTCCTCCGTCGCCAGTTCCGCCGGGTCCGTCAAGTCCTCCGTCGTTTCCGAGGTCGGCAGGATCAACAGCGCCTCCGTCGTTTCCGTCGGGATCGGCTGCGACGCCAAGCGGTCCTCTAGGGAGCGAACGCGGTCCTCTAGCCATGCGATAGTTTCCTCTTTCGAGCGGACGGCTTCGGTTTCGAGCGCCTCCGCGATGGTTTCAGCTTCGGCGACGCGCGCCTCCGCGTGGATTTCGGCGACGGCGATTTCCGCCGCCGCTTCGGCTTCGGCGACCGCAACATCATGTTCGTTCGTCGCCGGTTCGACCTGGGCCCCCGGTTCAGACGCCGGGGAGTTGAGGGTGATCGTCGCCGTGTCCGTCATGGGGAACCTCGATTTTCAGATGATCGCAGATTGCGCGAAGGGCTCGCGCGTTGTCCTGCGTGTTGCGTTCGACGCGCATCAACGTGTCGGAACTGGTTTTGATAAGGCCCATGACGCCCTCCATTTCGGACTGGAGTTTTTCAGGCGTCATCCCGACCATATCGGCGAGCATTTTCATAAGCATTGCGATGGACTTTCTAAGGGTTGATGGTTCGAGGAAGGCTAGACTTTAGGGGACCGAACCGGAGCCGCCCCAAATGGTGCAACGGAAATAACCTTGCGACAGACCGGCGGTCAAACCGATGCGGAGGTTTTCGCCGTCAACATCGCTCCACCAGTCCAGCCCCGACAGTTCGAGGATCGGCGCGAGCGCGAAGGGTTGCGAGGGGGCCGCGACCGCCGCGCCGCCAAAGTTGACGGTTCGATTGATGCGATCGGAAATCCCCTGATAGACGGTGATCGTGACCGGGCCGGGGCTCGCCGTCCGGTATGCCGTCGCGTCGGCATAGATCGAAATGGCGTTGACATAGAACCGGGGCGCGGCGGCAATCACGTTGATCGTCGTCGTGCTGTCATGGTCGGAACGGATCGCCCGATAGTTCGCGGGCAGACGCAGACCGGAGCCGCCGCCACCGCCGCCGCCCGAAAGAACGTGAACGCCGAGGCCGTTGCCGGAACCGTCGGGGTCTTGAATGAGGGCTTGCAGCGCGGGAACGGCGACCTGCAAATAGCCGTCGTCATCGAACGCGAAGGTCGGCGCGGCGACGACGCTCCAGATATGCAGCGGCATCGGCACGTTCAGGAAATGCAAACTGATCGCGACGCCGCCCGCGCTTTCCAGCAGAACAACCGGCGGCTTCACCGCCAGCAGCGGAACGAACGCTTGCGAGCGCGCCGGGATGACGACACGTTGAAGCGACGTTTCGGTTTGCAGATAGAGCGGTTCGGGATTGCTCGCGTTGTCCACAAAGACGCATTGAATAAACGCGACGATCGCCAGTTGCGTTTGCTGCGTCAGGTCCAGACGATACGAGTTTTCGACGCTGAAATCCACGCGAACGGGCAGAACCTTCGGACCCTCTTTCGGAACGAGAGAGTTGAAGATACCCAGTTCGAGCAGGTTTTGCGATCCGATTGTAGCGACCATTTGGGCGGTTCCTTAGATATAGCCGGGCAGACAAGTATTATAGCACGGCATTGTTATTGACGGAAGGTCAAAGTCTATCAGGCGGGGATTGAAGAACAGGGCGGGCGAGTAACTGTTGAAAACGATATCTTTGAAACCGGGCGAACCGCCGTTGTAAAACCAAACCGTTCCTTCGGTATCAATCGCAGCCGACCAAGTTGTATTGGTCGGAATAAGAGCGCGGGCGGCGGCTGCATTTTGCGGAACAAAACGCAGCACATAATAATAAGTCATCATCGGATCGGTGACGACGATTTCAGTATGTTGCCCGGTCTTACCCTGCCCGTTTGTTTTCAGCGAAAAGATGAAACCGTTTTTCCATCCGCCCGCGTGTGAAACGTTGTCGAGGGCGGCGGTATAAACAGGATCATCAAACGAGACTTGAGAGAAACGCGGCTCTTGCCCCATGATAGTATCGGGGTCGTAATCGTTCGTTTTAAAGTTCACGATATACGCGGAGCCTTTCGTTCCTTTGGAAACGAAAAGATAGTTCGCATGACCGAGCCCGAAACCAGAACCGAGGAAGCTTTGATTTCCGAAACCGAAAGCAAACGAGTTGACGCTATTGTTTCGGCAGAACGCGAGCGACGAACCGCTAATAAAGTTCGGCCACGTCGCGCCGGGCAGGGCGAGCGTATTGAATAGATTGCGGGCGCGCGGCCCCACGGCGGTCATAACCATTGCATAGACGCGGTTATAGACGTTGCCCCAACAGAACGGCATCAGCGCCGTGTTCTGATAGTTCACCCAGTCGAACCCGGCGAGCGGCGGCGTTTGGAACTCAATACGGATGCGCGGCGGATACGTCGCCGGATAGTTCATATCCATAAAGAACCGCGCCGGATCGCCGAAGTATTGACCGGCCTTGCGCGTTTGCGGATAGCGCCAAAGACGCCAGCGATAGTTGAGCCCGCCCGCGCCGAACGGCATTTCATTGAGAATGTAAATCGACCCGTCAATATATTGCGGGCGGAAACTGGTTCCGGTTACGCCGACAGTCTGCGTCGGATTGCGGAGCGTCTCGCTATCCCCGTTCAAGTTCGGAATGATCGAAACAATGCGCGCGATTTCTCCAGCGTCCAGCGCAGCAGCCGCCGAGATATTCGAGAACAGGGGCGCTTGAAAACTGTAAGACGAAAACGACGGGTTCGCATCGAAGCCCGCATAGTCTGAAAGGTTCAGATCGCCGGGCCGCTGGAAAAGCGGAACGTCCACAACGCCGACGAACTTTGCGGGCAGGCCCATCTAGGATTTCTTTCCTAACGGTTTCCATTCACAGAACGGCAACCTTGTCAAGCGATTTATTTGTAGGGTTAAGGGAACCGTTCCCCTATCCCTGCAAGCGCAACGGTAGCATACTGGAGGCCGGTCGGGAATGAGCCCCGCCCCGGTAGCTGGACCGCCGCGCCATCGCTCGCGACGATCCAGCCGAACCGATCAGGGCTCTAACACATTACGAGGGGCAAGCCGCCGCAATGGCTAAGGGGAATAGTAAACGGCGGAAGCCGTCAGCGCAAGAGTTACGCGCGTTTCGCTCCAAAGTATCGCAGCTAAAGAAAGCGGGCCTTGTGTCCGCTCGCGTTGATGCGCGTAAGCAAAAAGCAACGCGATACATGAAAGCGAAGATCGCGAAGCTGCAACCAGTTCTCGCGGGCGAAATGTCGGGCGTCAAAGTCTCGCGCGATATTCTGCAACGCTATAAAGAGGGCGGCTTTCAAATCGTCAACGGTCGCGTTCTAGTCAACAAAGACCATGACGAAATGGCGCGGGCGAAGAAAGGCGAACTAATCGCGCTTCGCAAACTGACGCCCGGTTTCCCGTTTGAAAAAGTCGTCATGCCGTATCGGATCAACAGCATGGGCGCGTTCTTTGAGGAAGCCCGCAAGAGCCCGCCCGATCCGGTTCTTTTCTCCAGCCGTAAGAACGCCTCCGATTATTGGGCGTTCACTTATTACGGTTGGAACTCGCTAATGACTTTCGAGGACTTGGGATTGCTCGCGGAATACCTCGAACACTATCAGTCGATCGAGGGCGCGGCCCCGGAAGATTTGACCGAGATTTTCGAGAACTTTATTCTGTATCGGACGCTCCCTAGCGCATGGGCTCCGCGCTCGCGACCGGGCAGACCAGAGACGCCCCGGCGTCGCTCGACAAAGACTATTCAGGATCGGCGGCTTGAACTCGCGGGGCGGCAACGCATGACGACGGCTGAAAGCGCAGCGGAGCGGAACGCCCGCAACCAGAGAGACTTTAAAGCCCGCGAGCGCGAGCGCGCCGCGCGTGACGAAAACTATGCCGCGAAGATGCGCGAGAAAAAGAAACTCGAAATGCAACGCTATCGCGCCCGGCAGAAAGCAAAGAACGGAACCGGGTTCAATCCCACATAACAAAGGCGGGCTGGAGGGCCTCACGAAATGAGTTACGAACTAGACGACGGCGAAGGGCTCAAGCCCCTAGAGCCGAAACCATACAAGCCCCGCAAAACGAAAAAGCGTATCTGCGTCTATGACACAGAAACCGACCCCTTCGCGGAAGGTCGAGTAGTTAAGCCGTTCTGCGTCGGCTTCTATGACGGGGAATGCTATTTCGACTTTTGGGGCGACGACTGCATAGATCAGTTTTTCGCTCACCTGAAAGAACACTATCAGGATGAGGAACTGTTGATTTACGCCCACAACGGCGGGCGGTTCGATTTCTATTTCCAGCTTGATTATCTCGACACAGATCAGGAACCCTTCATCATGGGCGCGCGGATTGTATCTGCGATGTTCCAAGGTCAAGAGTTCCGCGACAGTTACCGCATTATCCCGTCGCCCTTGTCGGGCTATCAGAAAACCGAAATCGACTATGCCAAGTTCGAGCGCGACGTTCGACATTTGCACAAGCGCGAAATCCTGGACTATCTGAAAGACGACTGCGTTTATCTCTATGACCTAGTTAAGACGTTCCATGACGACTTCGGGGATCGGCTGACGATCGGTTCAACCGCGTTGCCTATGCTGCGCTCATTCCATGATTTCAGAACCCTAAGCGCCAAGGCTGACGAAAACCTCCGCCCCTTCTATTATGGCGGTCGGTGTCAGGCGTTTGAAACTGGGATCATGCGAGCCCGCCCCGGCGAGACGTTTAAGGTCTATGATCGGAACTCTATGTATCCGGCGGTTATGCTGGAGGAACGCCACCCGGTCGGCTTCCAATACAAACTAGGTCGCCGCATAAATGAGAACACCGCGTTCGTCTGCGTTGACGCTTTTAACGACGGCGCGTTTCCCATGCGCGGCGAAGATGGATCGCTAGACTTTACTGTCAAGCGCGGTCGGTTCTGGATTACGATACACGAATATAACGCCGCCATTGCTACAGGCACGGCGAAGATTATTCGCGTCTTACACGTTCGCGACTGCGACGAATGGGATACGTTCAGCGGGTTTGTAACTCACTTCTATGAGGCCCGGCTAAAGGCGAAAGCCGAGGGCGACAAAATCCGCGATCTATTCTATAAGCTTCTCTTGAATAGTGCTTACGGAAAGTTCGCGCAAAATCCATCCGACTATGAAAGCTTCATGTTGCGCGACGCTTTCAATCCGCCCGAACTGGACGAACTGCGAACGCCTGAAAATGAAAAGGGCTGGTATCCCGCGACAGTATGCGGGGAAACTTTTATTTGGGCGCGTCCGTCTCCCCATGCGTGGCGGTCCTATAAGAACGTCGGGATCGCCGCGAGCATTACAGGGGCGGCGAGGGCGAACCTCTTGCAGAACTTGGCGCTCGCAGTTCGGCCCATGTATTGCGATACGGATAGCATCATTTGTTCCGGGTTCACTGGCGAGACAGACGACAAGAGATTAGGCGGCTGGAAACTGGAGGCGACCGGACACGTCGTCGCCGTCGCCGGAAAAAAGCTTTACTGCGTTTTAACCTATGACGCGCAAACTGATAAAGCCGGGAACGCGAAACCGCATGATCTAGTTTTTGAGGGTCGGAAAGCTTGGGTGATTAAACTAGCATCGAAAGGCGCAAAACTTACCGCCGCCGAAATCATCGCTTTGTGTAAGGGCGAAACGGTGCTATACAAAAACCCGGTTCCGAACTTTAAGCTAGACGGAACGGCAGAGTTCATTCAGCGCAATATCCGCGCCACTGGAGGGTGAAATGAAAAAGGGTAAGCCGCCGGTCATAGCGACCTGCAATAAATGCGGGGTCGAACTGCATTCCAAATATGCGGCGAAGAAACATCGCTGCATCGTCATCAACCAGAGGGCCGCAAATGGCTAGCCAATACTTTTCGATTACATGGGATCAATGGGACGCGAAAGGCGAGAACCGCAAACGCAAGTCGGCCTCGCGCTCCAGCAAAAAGTTAGCGGATGCGTATGTCGCCAAGCTGGAGGCTTCCGGTTCCGCATCGAATATTCAGGTTTCGGAACTGCGAAAGGGAGGCTTCCGGGTAATATGAAAATCGAAATGCAACCGGGTCGGCATTACGTCGCCCATCAAACCAACGGCGCAACCAAAGACGGCTCGCCCGTTGTGCTGGAGTTCGCGGGCGAGGGCGCGGCGGCTTCGGCCCATCGGGAGTTTTGGGGGCGCGTCAGTGACCGTCAATGCAACTGGGTCAAGTTCTGGACGATCCGCGAACTGGACAAAGCCTATCTGTTCAACGGCGAGTTCCAGAAACGAACGCCACGTTAGAGAACAAAGCAGAACAAAGAAAAAGGTTGTGCCGCCGCGCTGTTCTGCTATTCTCTTTTCTGCCCGCTGACTTTCCCCGGTCGCGGCTCCCTCCCGGCGCTCCCCGTCCCGACCAGATCGGGGAGCGCCGGTCCCTCTCCCCGCAATGACGATCGCCAGCGGCCCTTGTAGGGTAAGCAGGGTAAGCAGCTCCACCCCAGATCGGAAGAGACAC